TCCTGCACGTAAAGATCGACCGGTAGGAACCTGAAGGTCCTTACAGACCGGTTGTAATGTCCTTTAGGAGCCGGGCTGGTGCTTGCTTTGGCAAGCATGGTCGACGGACCTCTAGAACCCTCTCTTAGGGGTCGGTGGTGGAGGAGCCAGGGGACCAGCCGAATCGAGGGGGCTGGCTCCTCCGGCCAGGCTAAGTTCCTGGCCGGGCGTGGGCCATTGGGGGGAACCCACGCCAAGAGAAACGATACTCTGCGGTCGGTTTCTTGTGAAGACTAAACGCTTAAACGCAGCAACGCCCGCCCGCAGACACGCACTGAGGGCGGGCGTTGCTCGTAATTAGCCTGGGTACACGTCGAGCATCAATTCCATTGAAGCGTTGATGTAGTCTCGGCCCTGGGCGGCACCAAAGTACGACTCAATCCTTTCAGCGGCTTCATCCGGGCTGATGTCCCAGCGCACCAAGCCCTCACCGTTGACGTACACGCCGATCCTGCCGGCCGAATTTGTCATAAGCTCACGAATGGTCTCGATGGCATGGGCGCGGGGCGTGATAGAACCACGCCGGGTCCAGGCACCTTCGATCGCGGCGAAGGACACCCAGTCATCGGCGCCGAGTCGTAGAACCTCTTCAGAGACGCTTTCCACAAGCCCTACCTGTTCCTTATCGTGCAATGTGAACTTTGTACTGGTTGCCATCGTTGGGGTTGATATCAACCGTATACCCGCCCGATGCGCTGGTGGTCCGGAACCCAACATACGTTCCGTCGCTGAGATAAACGTTGCGCGGCGTCACCGTGGACCCCGCAGCGGTATCGGTGATGGTTGCCTTGCCATCGGTGACGGTGCAGTACACGTCCCAGACCGCGTCCTCGTTGGGGGCTTGCCAAACTAGGTTCCTGTTGTACGGGCCGAACTGGCTATCCAATGAAGATTTCATTTCGCCCCAGTTGGACCAAGGGTTGAAGTATCCGCCACCGCAGAAGCGGCCGTCACCGGGGTCTTTTGGCTGAATCGTGGCGGTTGGCTGAAGGGCGTTGGCTGACGGCATGAAACCGATCAGCGCGAAGGTACAAACGAACAGGGCAAGGAGCGCTTTTTTGACGAGCTGCATCAATATTCCTTTCGTTACGAGGGCCCTGCTGCGCCTCTCGCAACGTCTGGAATCCCCCTACCGCCATCGTGGGGGAGCGACCTTGAAACGACCTGAATGTTCGCCTGTGCAACCAAATTACGAACACAAAACTGCCCCCACCCAGAGCCGCTGAAGGCTGCCGGGTGGGGGCTATTTCGTACTCAATCCGTATTTCTCTGAGCAAAGAAGCCCCTGGATATCGCAGCTCTATCGGGGACAAAATGCAGCTACCTGAAGGCTTGTCGCGGAAAGAGCCAGACGCTGATTGCGCCACAACCAAGACTAACTACAGTCGACATGCAATAATAAAGCTTCCAAAGAGAACCAACCGGTCAGTATCCTACCTTGGGGGACGCAATGGCGCAGTACTTTCCTATTCTCAAGACTAAGCAAGCCGAGTGGAAAGCGTTAGCTAACATATCTAGCTCGGCCGGAAAATTTGCGCCGATACTGGAGGTAACCCCGGCCCCTGAGAGCCGGAAACAGAGGCCAACCGATGCGGCCTGGGTGCAGGAAATAATCGACGAAATGGAACCGGCCCTTCAGGGAAGAGCCGCTTTCGTGGATCCGACACTCATGAACCAATCGGGTCCGACTCACAAGAGCGATATCGTTTTTACAGCTTTGACTCAGGCCAGCTCACGGGTAGCTGCCGGTCCGGTGCTCAGACTCAACTCTGCTGCCGGGGTGCGGGACTCAGCCCGAGTTCTTGCGAACCGTAATGGTGCAGGAGCCGTCATTCGCATCTCCGAAGACGAGCTTTCGTCAATGCCCCTGGATGGGGGTGAAGCAGCTAACCGTCAGATCAGCGCTGTTGTGGAAAGCCTGAGGATACCGCAGTCAAATGTGACACTACTCCTAGACCTTGGGGCGCTGAACACAGAAGTTAGCTACTCGCTTTATGTCAACTCGCTCCTGACTTCCATTCCCACAATAGATGGGCTAGGTGATTTTGGAGCGATCGTAATCGCGGGGTCCTCCGCCCCTGCCCAGAACGACGTTGCAGGTTTTGCGGAAGTTTCGATAGCTCGCACGGAGTGGGAGATCTATCTTTCACTCATAGCTCGGGCGTCCCCGGGCGTATCCTATGGCTTTGGTGACTATGTTGGCTTCGCGCCGGCGCTACCGCCCGGGCAGGGCAGAGCGAAGCACCCTGCGCTGCGCTACACCCGTGATAGCGACGCAATTATTATGCGACGTCAGTCAATGCCGGGTGCAGGCATGGCTTCTTTCGCGGACATTTGTAAATATGTGCAAGCTCAGCCCTGGTATTCGGGAGCGGAGTTCTCGTGGGGAGATTTGCAGATTGACGAAATCCGGAATGAGCTCGCTAAAGCGGCAGGCGGGGGATCAAAAGGTTGGCGTTCGATTTCGGTAAACCATCACATTATGTTGGTGTCGAGGCAGCTCGCCAATCTCCTCGGCGCTTGATGCTTTCAAGGACTAGTGATCGGAGTTCGTTGACAGTGCTGATGTCGGCCAGGCGGTCCCATAGCGCGCCCTTAGGTAAACGGGAAAGACCATGGTAGGCATCACGTGCTTTGAGTGCTGCAACTAGCTCGTCGCGCCAGAGCATCATAGCCAATGAGCGTTTATTGAACGCGGTGTTTTGACGGGGTTTTCGACGGTTAACAAGAACCACACCGTGCCTTGTGGCCTTGGCCGTGATGATTCCCCAGTGCGGTGGTATGTGGGATGCCGCAGATGCAGCGAATCGCGAGCCGGTGACGATCGTCATGTAGTCGATCACGCTGTCATAGGCAGAAATTTGAGCCTGGAGTCGGTCCAACTTATCAACGTCAGATTTGATTTCGAAGCCAGCGAAGCATCCATTTAACACCGCGACGTCAACTCTGGCGGTGTGAGCAGACAGCCCCATCTCATCAACTATCACTGTGTCGTCATTGTGGAGGCTCAGCAGCGAAGCTCGCAGCGCTTGTCTGATGTCGGAGTCTCGTAAGGTCCCGTTGGTTACGCCAGCCATGTGTTCTCTCCCTTGCCAGTCTTTCGCGCGTCGGAATCGTCGACCGGTTATAGCTCTTGAACAGGTTAACAGCTACTTGATCTAGTCCAACGCATTGGTAGCATGCAGGGCGGATTTTTAACGAACTGACTTGGTCGCCATCCCTGCAACTTTCCTACCGAGCGACGTGCTTCCCTGTGCTCGCGGACCCGGCGCTGAGGGCTTGCGGGGTGCCTGGGGTGTTTCCGTCTCCACCCAAAGATGTCAGAACCGAGACGATTCCTGCCGTGACCGACACGGAGAGGACTTGGACCCAGTTCACGTCCAGGAATCCGATCGCGCCTGAGCCGATCAAGGCGACAGCTACTTGTGCCATGGTCTTGATGGCTCGGTCAAACGCTGCATTCCAGAAGGTAGATTTGAGCATGGTCATTTCCCGCTCTGGTCGATGCCGTACACGGTTTGGTTCGTGACTTTGCGGGTATTGTCGCGGTTCTCAGTCAATGCCCCGGCGATGTTGTCGAGCATCCCGATGATGGTTTTGAGGCTGCCGAGCATGGTTTTGATATCGCCGAGCATCTCGACCCCCATCTCAATGTTTTTGCGCTGGTTGTCGCGGATCTCGGTTTGGTCTTGGCCAGAGAGTGCCATGAGGAATCCTTCCGTAATGGGGGTGATTGTTTCCCCGGAGGGGTTGACGGTGGTCAGTGCGGTTTTGACTCCGGCTTTGATGCGGTCCAGGTTCAAAGTGCCGGGGCATTGGGTGTTGTAAAACTCGTTGTGCGGTTTGATCGCCGTGTACGGGTCGAGCTGGTAGCGGCGACAAATGTCAGCAATCAGGGCGATGCTCGTCGCGTATGTTGCGTCTGTGGCATTGCGTCCCGGTTGGGCAGAATGCTCGATACCGATGCTGCGCGCGTTGGTAGGGAAAGATCCCGCGTGCCAAGCGGTATCGGACTCTTTGACGTACTGGTGAACGGTCCCGTCTTCGATCCCGTAGTGGGCTGAGGTTTGCCGGACGCGGTCTTGGAATGTTTGATCGGCTCCGGCCAGCCACCCGGCCATCCAATGCACCACAATCGTGTCAATCGGGGCGGACCGGCCAGGGGTGAAGTTCGGAGACCCGACCCAAATACTTTCAGGCATTGGTTACTCCTTTCTCAGGGTGTGTTGGGTGGCGTGGTGGGTGCACATTTGTAGGTCAGTGCGCCGGGCGGGTACGGGGTGCACTGGTACGTGATGTTGTTGGCGTCCGTGTAGGTCCATGACTCTGGGCCGGGACCGCGTTCACCGGCTGGGCCGGGGACGCCTTGGGTTCCGGGTTGGCCGGCGGGTCCTTCCTTGCCGGTCGCTCCGGGTTGGCCGTCGATCCCGGGTTGTCCATCAGCACCGGGTGTGCCGGGATCACCGGTTTCACCTTTTGGCCCTGCTGGCCCTGCTGGTCCGGTGAGTCCGGGGAGGCCGGGTTCTCCGCGTTGGCCCCGCTCTCCGGGGTCGCCCTTCGGCCCGGGCAGTGGTTGGGTTGGGTTGTCGGCCACTTTGTTGGCGCGGGGGCATACGGATTGGGAATCGACCAGCACGTCGCCGCGGGTGCAAGCTTGTTTTACTTCTTCTGCCAGTGCGGCCGCATTCGCTGAAGAATTATCCACCTTGACCTGCTGGGCGATGAACACGTAAAGCACCATCGCCACCAATGCAGCCCAGGACACGATTTTGCTGATGCGGATGATCCGGGTACGGCGTCGGCGTTGGCTTTCACTCATGCGTGCCCCTCCATCCTGGGCTCATCATCTTCATCAGTGAGGTTTTTCCTGGCTCGGAGTTCCTCCCGGGCTGCCTGTAGATCAGCCCGAAGCTCGTCCCGTAACTCGTTGCCTTCTTGGCGCATCTTCCGCCCTTCTGCTTGCAGGAAGAAAAGGACGGAGACGACGACGCCGATAGCGATACCGATAGGGCCGTATTGGGCGAGGATTGAGGCGATAGCGGTAGCAAGCGCGTCCACATTGTTGTCCCTCCTAATCAGTCAGCTAATAGCCCCAGCACTGGTACGTGACGTAGATCGTCGCCCCGGCTGACACTGACCCGCCGGCAACGAATCGGAACCCGGTGCTGCTCATCGAGTTGGAGAGCACGTTGAAAGTTGTCTGTGTGGCGTCGTTAGAGTTGCGCATCAAGGACGGAACCCGCGCAAGTGCTGTCGGGTAGGGCGTGGGGAAGGTGATCGTACCGACCAGGTATTGGTCCAGGACCACGGCAACTTCTAAGGACTTCATGATCGGGCGCGCATTACCAATGCCAATATCAATGAAAGGATCAGGTGAAATCCAGGCGTTGCCGTCGCTGTATTCTTCGGGCTGTCCTGGGAGGTCCAGTCGCCGGACAACAGCAAAGGCGTTGAGTGCGATCTCGTCTCGTTCAGCTTGGGACCGGACCGGGATTGGGGCGCCGCGAGCTGCTGTGTGACGCCAAACTTGTGTGATTTGGACCGCGGCCGAGTTGGTCGCCGTTGCCCCCGTCGGGACGAGCACTTCAGCGAGAACCAACGCCCCCTGGACAGGCGCGTTGTTCAGCGTCGGGACGGGTTTAGTTGGTGTTGCGGCCGGGCTGCCCTGCGTGACATAAATTTCGGCAGTGTTGTCGGCGTCCCCGAACTGGGTGTCGTTCTGTTTGGCCCAAATAATGTCGTACCGTGAGTTAGCCCCGGGGGCCGGGGTTGTTCTACGGTTTGTCGTTCCCGTCGTGGTGAAGACGTAGGTGCCGGCGGCGGCTGCTCGGGTGATGACCGGGTTGATCGGCGCAATGTTGTACGACATGTCGTTGGTACCGGTGACGACGAGGGTGGTGGAAGGTCGCAGTAAGCCTTGGCGCGGTACCCCGGCAGCGTTTTCGGCGAGCAGGCCGGCCAAGGCCAAGCGTGCCTGTGTCGGATTCGTGCCCTGGAAATTGGGTGAGGTGCCGGTTTGGGGTACGAAGAGGCCGCGTTCTACTGGCATGATGCCTCCTAGTTGGGGATCACAATGATGGTGCGGGACTGGTAGGTGGCGTTCAGGGCCCCGCCGTTTTGTTGGGATGTTCCGGAAGTGCCGAAGTAGGTCATGCGGAGCGTGTACGTCCCTGGCGCTATTTGATGGTTCCGGGAGTATGCGAAGCTGTTTTTCGGTCCGCCCATGCCCGCACTGACGACGTTGCCGACGACAATGCCCTGTTCAGTGTTTTGGGTGATGCCGCCGGAGAGCAGCCGGTAGGAGGCATAAGAGGTGGCGCGGTAGCCTTCCTGGGTCACATTGGCCGTCAAAATAACCGTGATGTTGCCGGTATAGGTGGTAAACGTGACATCGGGGCCGGCGTCAAGCCACCCGACCGATTGGCCTACTGGCGCGTTTACGGCAAGCTGACCTGGGTCCGTTGCTGACCTTGCGCCGGCCGCTGTGGAAGCCAGGGGAACCCATCGACCGTCCTTTGTCTTGACCTCGACGCCAGGTTGGGTTGGGTCGGCGTAAAGGCTCGGACCCAGGTGCACGACCGGGTTGCCGTTCGCGTCGAGGATGGTCAGACCGTCGCCGTCGCTGATGGTCGCGCTGCGCAACGAGGCCGCAGACCTCAGTGCCGCAATTTGGGCCTCAATGTCTTTGATTTTCGCTGCAAGTCGCCTGTTTGGGTCCGGCTCTGGCACTGATCTTGGTATCTCGCTCAAATTGACCTCACTGGGGCGAAAGTTAGTTTGACCTGGTCAGTTCCGTCACCGTCGATGGCCATGATCCGGGCAGGTGCTAAACCGCCGGGGATGATCGGATGATCTTGAGGAACGAAAAGTCGTGCGAAGTCGCCCGGCAGGTACGTCCCCAGCCGTGGGGCGGTTTCGGCAGAAACAGTCACCGTCCAGGAGGTCAGAGCCCCACGATTGACGGTGATGTATTGGGCTGCGTACTCGTTCAGAAGGTCTTCACCGAGCACGTCCATGCCGGCCAACACCCTATCCGTCCACGGGTAGCCGACATTGACCATGCCCAAGTCTTGGGCCAGGCCGAACCTTCTTCCCCGTCCCTCACCGGCACCGGGCTGATAGGCCCGGGTGGTGAGGTTTTTCCCGGTCTCCTCGGCAGCGAACCCTATGACCCCGGACTTTTCGACCGTCCCATCCCAAAAGAAAGGATCGCCTTGCTGGGAAAGGTAGGGTTTTTCTTCGGTGCCGACCTCCATGAGCCATCGCACATATCTGTTGTCTGTTGGTGCGAATTCTGTCCGGAACCGAATGTCGGGCCCGTTTTTCGCCTGGGTTAGGTTCGTCAGGGCCTCACCCAGCACCGGAGCCTCGTAGCCGTCATAGGTTTTCACCCTTGTGCCGGGAATATCGGGTGGAAGGACGATAGGAAGGCTGCCCAGGGGATTGTCTTGGATGGAGGAGCGGACCAGTTCCCTAGCGATTGAGCCGTGCGTCATCCTCGTTAAGGCGATCGATGTTTCAGAAATTTTCGTACCTGCGAGTAGCTGCTTCCAGTTCAGTGCCACCCGGTCGTGGAGCAGCGACCAAAGCCCTTCCGCATCAACTTGTAGGAGCCCTGTTTCTGGGTCGAACTTTTTGGTGACGATCGGCCCGCATTCCAAGATCGTGCCCTCATACACCACGCCGAGGGATTGTTTCTGCCTTTCTGTCACAGAAGCCACGTTGAGGTGGGCGACTTCTTTGGCATTCGTGGGGATCTTCACGGACACGGTTCCGGGGCCGTTCAGGCGTATGCCCCAACTGAGTCCGGCCACCGGTAGGAAGGCGCTAATCAGGCCTGTTTTGGTGTCGGCCGTGAAGACTTCGAACCCGTTCACCACCATGCGGGCGACACCTCCACGGTCAGGCTCGCGCCGGATGCATTTGGTGCCAGGAAAAGCCACGTTGCAGTGCTTCCGCCGAACACCCGCGACCATCCTCGACCGATCAGTTGGGCTCCACGGTCCTCGCCGTCAAGGGTCACCGACCCGCTGTCGGAGTCCATGAGCAGGGTCTGACCTGGGAGAACGACGCCGACGTATTGCAGAACGTCGCCGGTGTCTTGCCGGATGATTTGCAAACCTTCCGGGATGGACCCGGTGATCGTGAACTTGGGTGCGGTGTCCGCGGTGCCCACGTTTTTGATCGAAACCGTCCCCACGGAACCGACGTTCCCGAAATCCAAAAACCCTGGAGCGCCGGGGGACCCGAACAATGGCGTGGTGTAGAGCCCGCCGCCGCTGCTGAAAGGCTCGGTAGCCCCTGCCAGTGTTGCGCCGAACTTTCGCGGGTTTGGTGCAACCACTTGGTAGGAGAATCGCACCATGGTCAGGCTTGGGCGGGAGACCCTGATCTCGGTTGCTAGCCAGGCGCTCACCCACCGTGGGGCTTTCCGACCTTCCGTGACGGTGAGTACACCCTCAGTGCCGTCGGCGAGGATCGCCGCCAGTTCGTCCTCAAGGTCATCCGCAGTCAGTTCATCGTTGCAATAGGCGGTGGCTGCTACGGACACAAGGCGTTCGTCTTTCACGCCGTCAACGGAGAAGCTGCCTGGGAAACCTAGCCGCGGAATAGTTTCCCGGCGCATGCTGGGGGAGCCTTTCCAACCAAGCAACCCGTCCTTGTCCAAAACGATTTCGACATTTGTGTTTGGACGGTTATAGATTCGGTCCAGCAGACTGAAATGCACCTTTTCTGGAGCTAACAACACATGGGAAGGAATCAAGTCAGACCTCCGAACGCGCTGATCAGCTCCCTGGCCGCCGCCTGACCAATGGTCACATCAGACATGCCCGGTTGCGGGTTGACGGTCACGGACAATTTCACCCCACCGGTCACCGAACCGTCACCAACAGATCCCTGGGGGATGTCCGGCACGGATGGCACAGTGACCAGCCCGGTCATGGTGGAAGCGATCTTGCTTTCCATGTCTTCGACGCCCAAGACAAGGCCTTCACCAATGTTCACGCCATAGCCTCGGAACACTTTCGACGGCGAGGCGATACCCAACGCCTGTTTGAAAGGCCCCCTGATGAATTCCGGCACCAAGTCGAGGAAGAAGTTTCCAAGATTTTTCAGCAAGGAACCGGCGCCGTCGATCAGCCCTTGGACGATGTTCCGACCGATATCGAAAAGCCAGCTGCCCGCCTTCGCCAAGGCGATGCCAAGTTTCACCGGTAGATCATTGAAGAACCCGATGAACCCGGCAACAAAGTTCCCGACGCCGCCGAGGATGTTCCGCCACGTATCAGCGAAGAAGCCACCAATGTTGCCTAGGGTGCGGCTGACGAAACTGTAGATCAGGTCAAGCCCGCCCCTGATCACCGAGGCGATGGTGCTGATGACGCCGGTGACGACAGCGCCGATGGTGTTCCAGATCCCGGAGAAAATGTTTCCGATGCCTGTCCACACCA